TGCTCCTCTGTGGTTCGACCACGAATCATGGAGGCTACGTCCGGCCGGACTCTCACTCTCTGAGCGCGCAAGCGTTCAGAGAGCCGTTCCAAGGCAGCCACCCCACGGCTGACGCTCAGAGGAGCGCAGTTGGGGGGTGCCTTGGTCCGGAAGAGAGCCCGGCGTTTGGTCTTCTCTGGTCTTCCCGCGCCCTTCACGCGTCTCATGGGGCCCCCGGCGAGAAGGAATGCCCTAAGGCATTCCCCCTCACGGAAACCCACGAGGTCAGCGTACGCAACCGACTCTCGCCACGCAGGGTCACCTACACTGCTCCACTTGGAATCCAAAAGGAATCCCGAGCGGAACTTGTAGTAGTGACCCGGATGGCGAGGGGCAGGTTGCACGGGGCGCGGAAAGAGGCCCCCCTCTCTGAACGTCCGTTTCTCAAGGACGTCGACGACGAGCCGCTCCACGTTGGTGCTGCAAGCAGCACCAAGCGAGACGCGAACCCGTCGAGACACCTTGAGACCTCTTCCCGTGAAGCCAAGGCCGCCTGCACTAGTAGGGAGGCGGGCCGAGGCTGTCTTGGCGAGCCACGGGAAGAGGGCCTTCTGTACCCTCTCCGCTCTACGGAGGTAGAGCGGCCACTGATCGGCGGCAGCCGCAGTGGGCACCCTGATCCCCGGAGGGGGACAGGGCGGAGGACAGAAGGCAACGGATGTTCCCTTCGTTGTGTTCTGATGCACGTATGCTCGCTCGCAAAGGGTGAAACCCCGAGAGCTTGCATACGTCTTCAGCCGATTGACGCTCCCGCCCATGGCGACGATGGCCGTCTCGTAATCGTCCAGCTCCTCCGAGCTTCGCGAGTACCCAACGGCATCGTCTCCATGGGTGACAGAGGCTTCAAAAGCCTCTGTCGCGAAAGCGTTAACCCAAGACAACACAACGAAGGAGAGAGGGGTGCCCATCGGACTTCCCCTCCTCGCTGGTTCGAGGGAATCGCGGCCGGGCCACTTCCAGGAAGTGACCGCGCCCGCGACTCCAAGCGAGCGGAACGCCGCGTTGAGATCCGAAGATCTCAACGCGCCGGCATCCGCAAGCGATCGAACCACCGCCTCCACTGCATCGTGGGAAAGACCGTCAGTTGCCTTGGACAAGTCCAAGGAGTTGAAGGTCCCACCACGGGGCAGCACGCGGAAAGCTGGAGGGTACTTGTTTCCACTGGGATCGAAGTGCTTCCTAGGAAGCAGGTTCGAGGTCCAACGGATCCAAGTGCCCTCAATGAAGGTGAGAGCATCGGGCACCCCGATGACTCTCCACTTCATCCCCGGTGCCGGGAGTGCACACGCCCGAGAGCGAGCCAAGGCTCGCTCCGAGCGGAGCACCAGAACACCGAGGCAGCGAACCGCGTGGTCGGAAGACGAGTCCTCAAGAGAGGACACGTTGTCGCGGATAACCTTGAGACAAAACGCCCCGAGGCTATCCTGACAGAACTGCCCGAACTCTCTCGTGACAAGACGAATGGTGGAGCCACCCATCATGCCGAAAACGAGAGACTTGAGCAGTCCTTTCCGACGGAGGTAGGCGTCGACACCGCCTCGAGCTGCAGACAGCTCGAAGCAGGCCGACGACGAG